GGTGGTGGCATGGGGTTTCTCCCCGGTGAGATGGATTTCAGAAGATTTCCCCCGTCATTTCCGGGGGAGGTAGCGCCCCCGCCGTTGCCCCCAGTTGTTGAAGCTGCGCCACAGAGCCCGATTCAACAGCCGTCTCCGGTCACTCAGCCGGTTACTCCACCTTCCAACGTCGCGTCGCCTAGATCCCGAACGGTTTTGCCGGGCGATTTTGTGAGAGAAGGGCGTGGACCTGACGCTGACGTGTTGCAGTTGCCTTCGGCTCCAGTTACAGCACCTCCCCGCGAAACGTTCACTCCTCCCCGGATGACGGCAGGTAGCCCGATAAACGTCGAAGCCGTTTCACCTGCGCCTACGTTTGGCACAGCACAGAACCAGACTCCTTTTGAACCCGGAATGCTTTTGTATGAAGGCAATGACGTGTTGGAAAGTTCAACCGCTCCTGTGGCTGCTCCGGTTGCGGGACCTTCTCCACAAGAAATTGCTATGGCGGAAGAGGCAGCCCGAATAGCGGCCCAACAAGAGGCTGATCGTTTAGCTGCGGAAGAGGCAGCCCGGATAGCGGCTCAACAAGAGGCTGATCGTTTAGCTGCAGAACAACTAGCCGCACAAGAAGCCGCTCGAATAGCGGCAGAGCAGGCGGCAGCAGAAGAAGCTGCCCGTCTCGCGGCAGCAGAGAAAGCCGCTGCTTTAGCGGCCCAACAAGAAGCGGATCGTTTAGCTTCGGAGCAGTTGGCCGCAGAGGAGGCAGCCCGAATAGCTGCGCAGCAGGAAGCAGATCGTCAAGCAGCAGAACAAGCGGCTGCTTTAGCTGCTCAACAAGAGGCTGATCGTATAGCAGCAGAAAGGTTAGCTGCCCAACAGGCTGCGGCATCTCAACAGGCTGCGGCATCCCAGCCTATAGCTGAAGCTACCGCTGGTGAAACTTTGGCGGCGCAAGCGGCTGCAACTCAGCCGTCGTTCCCTAAATTAAACAAAGAGCAGCTTCAAGGTTTACTTGCAGCGGACCTGATGGATTACGACGACGATTTCTTCACCGACCGCACAGGAATTTTTGGTGCCCCCGGACAGCGGTATGACAAAGGCATAAGGGAAGACGAATTTGACAAAATGGATTTGACAGGGGCGCTCACGCTCGATGAGTTGAGGGCAAAGTACGGACCACAAGAACAACCGCCGTCGCAAGAACAACCGCCGTCGCAAGAACCACCCCCCTCTCAGGAGCCTCCGCCATCTCAGGAGCCTCCGCCATCTCAAGAACCCCCTCCAGCACAAACGCCGCCAGCACAAACGCCGCCAGCACAAACTGGACCGACACCCGAAGAAATTGCAGCGGATGAGTTGGAAAAGCGGAGACAAGAGGAACAACTGGCGGCAGAACAGCGTGCAGCGGAGCAACTCGCGGCAGAGCAGTTAGCAGCGGAACAATTAGCGGCCCAAGAAGCAGAACGCATAAGGATTGCTCAAGAAGAAGCGGACCGCATTGCAGCGGAGCAAGAAGCCGCCAGAATCGCGGAAGAGCAGGCTGCAGCGGAATTATTGGCTCAACAAGAGGCAGAGCGCATCGCTGCTGAACAGGCGGCGGCCCAAGAAGCAGAAAGGCTTGCCGCTGAACAACTGGCTGCCCAAGAGGCTGCTGCTCAAGCAGAAGCCGCCAGACTCGCGGAAGAAGAAGCACAAAGAATTGCAGCAGAGCAGGCAGCAGCAGATGCGGCTGCTGCCCAAGCACTTGCTGACGAACAAGCCGCTCTGGAGGCCCTTGCACAAAGACAAGCGGCAGAAGAAGCAGCGGCGCTCGCCGCTGAGCAAGAGGCCCTTGCAGCGGCAGAAGCGGAAAGAGTGGCGGCAGCCCAGTTGGCTGCAGAGCAGTTAGCTGCTCAACAAGCTGCTCAGTTGGCTGCAGAGCAGGAAGCAGCGGCACAGCTTCAAGCGGCAGAGCAATTAGCTGCGCAACAAGAAGCGGAACGGATCGCTATGGAAGCTGAACTAGCGGCTACTCCGGACCCTGATCCGATCTATGACGCGCCTACACAGGGCGAATTGTTGCAGGCGGCCGCAGATGCGCAAGCACAAACTGACGAGCTTTTCACAACCCCGACCGATACAGGAACGACTATAGACAGGGGTTCTTACGGCCAAGTTGCAGACCCAGTCACAACGACAACCACTACGGCAGAGCCTATACAGCAAAATACGCCAGCGGTAATAACGCAGGCCAGCGACGGTACTTTTCATCCCACACCGGCTGCTGCTGCAGCCTATGAGGCACAGCTTGCTTCACAGCAACAATCTTCAGGTTCAGGGCTTGGCGGTATACAAAGTTTGTTGAATCAAGTAGATCTAGATGTGGCAGACCAAATATCCGACTACACGACCGGATACCCAAGTAGCCAAGGTATGGAAATCCAACGTACTTACATGCCGTTCGAGGGAACAGAAGAAGAGCGTGCTACGGGCTACGTGATGCCTATTTACAAGCCGGTCGCTAATCAGCGGCAGATGCCCGCACTGTTTCGTCCACGAAGCGCCATCCCGCAAAACCAAGATGCATTTACACAGGGATCGGCGGCTCCCGGACCGGATTCGGGAGTTGTAAATACTGGCGTGCAAGGAACGGCCCCCGGAGCGTTTGGGTTATCGCCAACGCAAAGTTATCAATGTGGGGCGGGATACCAGCTTCAGTTTGTCAATGGTAAACCCACGTGTGTACGTGTGGGCGGAGGTGGACCCGGCAAACCACCTACAAAGCCGCCGGAAATTATTGACGTAGCGAATCCGGGTGGTATGCGATACGGCGGTGGGGTAGGCTTAAATACCGGCATCGGAAGCTTGGGAGCTTAAATATGGCAAATGGTGATACCCCTCCTGTTTCGTTGATGGACCGACAAGGTCTGGATCTTGACGTGGAGGACTTGCAGGCAGTAGAGGTTGAGGCTTTGCCGGGTGATCTTACGACTCGAGTAGAGATCGAAGGCGTCGAGATCGTTCAGGATGACGATGGTGGAGCTACGTTAGATTTCGATCCGTTCCGCAGCAGAGAGCGAGAAGACGATTTCTACGACAACCTAGCGGAGTTTTTGCCGGATTCTGTGCTGGCACAGGTTTCAAATGAGTTGATGGAGCAATATAGCTCGAATCGTGCGTCGCGGCAGGACTGGGAAGATGCATACTCCAAGGGCCTTGAGCTTTTGGGGTTCAATTATGAAGAGCGCACAGAGCCTTTTCGAGGTGCAACCGGTGTTACTCATCCACTGTTAGCAGAAGCGGCAGTACAATTCCAAGCGCAGGCGTTCAACGAGCTACTGCCAGCCAGTGGTCCTGTGAGAACCACGGTCCTTGGATCACAGACCACGGACAAAATGGACCAAGCCAAGCGTGTTCAGGACTTTATGAACTACTACATCACCAATGTGATGGAGGAATACACGCCAGAGTTCGACCAAATGCTGTTTTATTTGCCTTTGGCAGGGTCTACATTCAAAAAAGTCTACTTTGACGACGCTTTAGGGCGGCCAGTTTGTAAATTTATACCGGCAGAGCACCTTGTTGTCCCTTATGAGAGCAACGATCTGGAGACATGCCCGAATATCACGCACGTTGTGCGTATGTCTTTGAACGATTTGCGCAAACAACAGGTGAGTGGGTTCTACCGGGACATCAAAGTGCTGCCGTCCCAGCCAGATTCGACCAGTGTAAGCGACGAAATAGACTATATTGACGGCACTCGGGCCACCGGAATCGATTACGACTGCACTTTATTGGAGTGCCACGTCGATTTAGACCTTGAAGGGTACGAAGATACGGACGAAGAGGGCGAAATGACCGGTATTAAGGTGCCGTATGTCGTCACGATCAGCGAAGATAACGGAAAAGTGCTGGCAGTTCGCAGGAATTATCGCGAAGAAGACCCTTTGAAGTCCAAAATACAGTATTTTGTCCATTATAAGTTCTTGCCGGGCTTCGGTTTTTATGGGATGGGCTTAATTCACACGATTGGCGGTCTTTCTCGCACTGCGACGGCTGCTTTGCGTCAATTAATCGACGCAGGGACGCTTTCTAACCTGCCTGCGGGCTTCAAAGCGCGAGGATTGCGTATTCGAGACGACGAAGATCCTCTTCAACCCGGTGAATTTAGGGATGTAGACGCCCCTGGAGGCGTTATACGGGACAGTTTGATGCCTTTGCCATTCAAAGGCCCAGATGGCACGTTATTTCAGCTTTTGGGCTTCGTAGTCCAAGCCGCACAGCGTTTTGCGACGATTACTGACATGAAAATAGGTGACGGCAATCAATCTGCGGCGGTCGGAACGACGATTGCGATGATTGAGCAGGGTGCCCGTGTGATGAGTGCGATTCACAAACGCCTGCACTACGCAATGAAGGTCGAATTCAAGATCTTGGCCCGTGTAATGAACGAAAGCCTGCCGAATGTGTATCCGTATGCTGTCGCAGGGGCGGATCAAGCGGTAAAAGCAAAAGATTTTGACGAACGAGTGGACGTTTTACCTGTTTCTGATCCAAATATCTTTTCTCAAAGCCAGCGGATCGCTTTAGCACAGACAGAGCTTCAGTTGGCGATGCAAGCGCCCCAAATACACAATATGCCGCAGGTATACCGTCGTGTGTATGACGCTATGGGCGTAAGAAACGTAGACCAGATCCTGAATGCAGAGGTGCCGGACGAAGTTCGGCCAAAAGATCCGGCACAAGAAAACATGGATGCCCTCGAAAACGTGCCTTTAGAGGCTTTTAAGGGTCAGGATCACATGGCGCACATACAGGCGCACTTGTTGTTTGTGACGGGTGGTGTCGCTGCTACGTTGCCGCAGGTCGTGTTAACGATCCAAAAACACATCCTGAACCATATTCAGCTGATGGCGGAGGAACAAGCAGAGGCGGCTTTTGCCCAGCAGAATCCGAACGTCGCGCTAGCAGATCCTGCAAACAACGCGCCTTTCCAAGCGTTGGTTGCGCAGTTCGTTGCACAAGGTATGCAGCAGGTTGTCGCCCTTGGGCAACAGATCCAACAGGCGGGACAGCCGCAAGAGCAGCAAGGGCCTGATCCTTTGATTGCATTGAAACAACAAGAGTTGCAACTTAAGGCGCAACAAGAGCAAAACGACGTGTCCGAAGAGCAGGCTAAATTACAACTCGAGCGCGAAAAACTTGCTCAACGAGAGGCGAACTTCCAACAAAGGCTGCAAAGTCAAGAACTACAAACTCAGGCACGTATTCAAGCGGGCATCGAGCGTGAACTACTCAAGCAAAGAGGTAATCAATGAGCAAAGTAAAAGTAGATGGGGTAACCCCAAAAGAGCCGCCAACTCCTGTGGCAAAAGCTGAAATCGAAGGGCAGGGCAGTATTCCATACGCTGTAGCTCAAGAAGAGGCAACGCCGAACACGATGACGGCAAAGATAACCCGTGGTCAAAAACGTGGCATGGGGGCCGCTTTGCGTGGGGGCCGCTTTACAATCGCATAAAAAGCGATAGTATCGGAGTTACTCGGAGAGTAAACGACAAGGAAAACCCTTGAACGATCTAGATGTTGTGCAATTTGTGCAACAAACATTAAAAGGTCGCAAAGCCCAAATTCAAGAACTCATGACTGAAGGCGGGGTAAAAGACATGGAACATTACAGAGAGTGCATGGGTGAAATCAGGGCGTGCGATTACGTCTTGGTGGAACTTTCTGAAATGCTGGAAAAACAGGAACAAAGAGATGCCTGACCCGAATGAAGCACTGGATTTGTCCAGTAGCTACGTCGCAGAAAAAGATTTGGTTTTAGACCCGTCCTTAATTGATAAAGAACTTGTAGATCGCCTGCCACAACCTACGGGATGGCGCATTTTAATCATGCCTTTCCGCCCACCTGCAAAGAGTGATGGCGGTATTTTGTTGGCCCCCAAAACTATTGAAGAAGACGTAATACAGACGCAAGTCGGCTACGTCTTGAAAGCAGGGCCGCTAGCGTACAAAGACAAAGAGCGTTATCCGTCTGGTCCTTGGTGCAAAGAGACCGATTGGGTGATTTTCGCACGGTACGCTGGGTCACGTTTTCGTTTGAACGGCGACAAAAAAGCTGCCTTTGGGAGCGAGGTTCGCATGCTGAACGATGACGAAATTTTAGGCACGATTTTAGATCCAAAAGATATTTACCACGGTTAGGGGATAAAAATGGCAGAGTCTAGTCCTGCGCATGAAGCAGATGATGGTCAGATTAATCTTGATTTTGACGAAGAAGCACAAGAAGTAATTCTAGAAGATGAGGGGGGTGAGCCTCAAAGTCCAGCGCCAGCAGAAGAGCCTGTCGTTGAAACAGAGGCGGTTGATGAGCACGAACAGTATGGCAAGTCTGTGCAAAAACGGATTAACCAGCTTACGAAACGTGCGAGAGAGGCAGAAAGAGAGCGCGAAGAGGCGGTCAAATATGCACAAGCTGTTCAACAAGAAAACCAAAGTGTTAAACAGCGACTGCACAATCTTGACAAAAATTACATCGATGAATATGGCAATCGGGTCAGTTCTGAGCAGCAAAGAGCGAAAGACGAGCTTAAAACTGCAATTGAGACTGGTGACACCGACCGCCAACTAGCCGCACAAGAGAAAATATCACAGCTTGCTGTGGCTGCAGATCGCCACGCCCAAGCAAGGGCGCAAAGAGAGGCACAGGCTGCGCAAATGCAAGCCGAAGTGCAGCAGCCGGTATATCAACCGGCCCCGCAAACACAGAGACCAGATCCTAAAGCAGAAGATTGGGCCGCCAACAACGAGTGGTTTGGCGAAGACTCTGCAATGACATTCGCAGCATTCGGTATTCACAAAGAACTGATCAATGACAAAGGCATGGACGGGACCAGTGACGAATACTATGATGCCTTGGATTCACGCATGAGAGACGCGTTTCCTCACAAGTTTGAAGATCGTGGTGAAGAAGTTTCTCAAACTCGCCAGCCAAGCCAAACGGTTGCTGGCGTTTCTCGTCCCACAAAAGGGGGACGCGGCAAGAAGGTTCGTCTCACCCCGAGCCAAGTCACTATTGCCAAACGATTGGGTGTGCCGCTAACAGAATATGCGAAATACGTGAAGGAGTAAGAAGATGGATTCAACAGACAAAGAAATTGAGGCAATCAAGAAAACTTCTCGCGCAAAATCATCGAGGGCTGCGACTGCACAACGCAAGCCGTGGTCCCCTAAGTCAAATTTAGATGCTCCACCCGCGCCAGAGGGGTTTAAACATCGTTGGATTCGTGCTGAGACGCGTGGCTTTGATGACACAAGTAATATCAGCGCACGACTCCGAGAGGGCTACGAGTTAGTCCGACGAGATGAATACCCCGATTTTGAGGCACCTACTATAGAGACGGGCAAGTACGAAGGAGTGTTTGGAGTTGGCGGATTGCTTCTTGCTAGAATTCCTTTAGAGACGGTTGCAGAGCGAACCGAATACTTTAATAGAAAGCATTCGGATCAAGTTGAAGCTGTTGAAACTGATGTTCTACGCGAGAACGCACATTCAACTATGCGCATTGGCAAACCTGAACGTCAATCGCGTGTTACTTTTGGTGGTCCTCGTAATCAGTAAGGTATTAGGAGACTTTTTATGGCAAATCAGGAAACCGCGTACGGTCTACGTCCGATAGGACTTGTAGGAAGTGCCGTCAATTCTACTGGTGTCACGAAGTATGAAATTGCTTCCAACAACACCAATGCCATCTTCCAATTTAGCATTGTAGTTCCCACCTCAGCCGGTGTGATCGATCAAGCTGGAGACACTGCGGGCGGTACAACTGCTGCTCTGGGTGTTTTGGTAGGTGTAGAATATGTCGACTCTACTACGAAGAAGACTACGTTTATCAACTACTGGCCCGGATCAAACAACGTTAGCGTTGACACGAATTTCCCTGTCAAAGCTTTGGTTGCTGACAATCCGATGCAAACTTTCCAAGTGGCAAGCGACGCAACACTTACCGACCGTGCAACTGCACTGACGGCTGTTTTTGCAAACGCTAGCCTGGGTACGTCTGCTCGTACGGGCTCAACTAACACGGGTCGTTCGAATTCGGCTTTGAGTGTTTCATCAATCAACACAACGGCAACACTACCGCTGAAGATCATGGGCATCGTCGATGACGAAGCAAACGATGACTTTGCAGCGGCCGGTATACCGTTGATTGTTCGTATTAATGCGCACTACAACTCACCGAACGCACGATTCGATTCACAAACCACTGCCACCACAACTGGCATCTAAGGTAGGAGAATTTCAATGCCTATTACTCGCGCACAATTAGCGAAAGAGCTTGAACCCGGCCTTAATGCTTTGTTCGGGCTTGAGTATGATCGATACGATCTAGAGCACTCAGAAATATTTGACGAAGAGTCTTCAGACCGCGCGTTTGAAGAAGAGGTCATGCTTTCTGGATTTGGTACTGCTCCTGTGAAATCAGAGGGCAGCGCAATTTCGTTTGATGACGCGCAGGAAACATACACTGCACGTTATACGCACGAAACCATTGCGCTAGCTTTTTCAATCACTGAGGAAGCAATTGAAGACAATTTGTACGACCGTTTGGCTGCGCGTTATACGCGTGCGCTGGCTCGTTCAATGTCTCAAACCAAGCAAATCCGTGCTGCCACTATCTTGAACCAAGCATTTAGCACTGCGTCACCCATTGGTGACGGTGCGGCTCTGTGTTCAGCGGCTCACCCATCACTTTCTGGCAACCAGCGCAACCTGTTGTCTACTGCTGCGGATCTCAACGAGACTTCGCTGGAGCAGATGCTGATTGACATCGCTGGATTGACTGATGAAAGAGGTCTGAAAATTGCTGTTCGCGGTATGAAACTTATCATCCCGAAAGAACTACAATTTATTGCGGAAAGAGTTTTGAACTCAAATCTGCGACCGGGAACGGCAGACAACGACATCAACGCCAACAAGTCTATGGGTATGCTTCCAGATGGAGCGGTTGTAAACCACTTCTTGACGGACACAGATGCGTTCTTCATCAAGACAGACGCACCTAATGGCTTCAAGTTGTTCCAAAGAACGCCTATTCGCACTGCGATGGAAGGCGACTTCGACACAGGAAACATGCGTTTCAAAGCTCGCGAAAGGTACTCTTTCGGCGTAAGCGACTGGCGCTCCGTGTTCGGAACACCCGGCGCATAAAGCAGTTTTTTCTGCTTTGGAAGGGCGACAATGTCGCCCTTTCTTTTTGTCTCTTTCTTGGTTATCGTTCTTCCATCCTGACAGGCGCATTCCGTGCCTGACACTAGCCAAGACAGGAGACACAAATGGCTAATACGACTTTCAACGGACCGGTTCGTTCAGAAAACGGTTTCCAAGACATCACCAAAAATAGCAGCACTGGCGGCGTAACAAGCACCATGACGCTGCAAACTTATACCACGACGATTACTGTTGCTGACGGTGCTACCACCGGGAAAGAGGGCTCTATCGGCATCCCAGTAAACTTCATCCCTATGGGCGTGACGGTAGCTGTCACCACGGCGGCAGCAAACGCCGTTAACTTGAATGACATCGGCACCGATGCAGATACGGATGGTTTTGTGGATGGCATTTCTGCGGCCGTCAATAGCACGGGATTCAAAGGGTTTTTCCCTTGTAACGGCGTGTTGGGAATGTCAGGTGGCACCACGACAGCAGCGGGAGCTACCGCTGACGAAGTAGAGCTTGTAGTTTCTGGTGATCCGGGCGGCGATACGGTCATCGTATTGAAGTTCTTTGGTATTAGCAGTTCCTCTGACGCATCTTAGGAGTCCGATATGGCGGATGCAGTAACATCGCAAACCTTAGTCGATGGTCCTAAATTCGCTGTCCTCAAACTGACAAATATTTCAGACGGGACAGGCGAATCTGCAGTCACGAAAGTGGATGTTTCGGCTTTAGCCAACAGTGCTGACGGTGACACCTGCACAGGTGTCACTATCGACCGTATTTGGTGGCAGTGTATCGGCATGAAAGTGCAGCTTTTGTTTGATGCAGATACTGATGCGTTCATTATCGAGCTTGGAGAAAACCAAAGCGGAGACCATGACTACAGCAGCTTTGGTGGCCTAACCAACAACTCTGGGACAGGCAAGACGGGTGATATTAAGTTCACGACTGTGGGCGCTAGTGCGAACGACACCTACACGGTGATTCTTTATATGAGGAAAGGCTTCGATTAATGGCTACGACCAAAGACGTGAAACGATTGCCGTCTGGTCGTCTGCAGTACCGAGGTGAAACCTTTTCTGGATACAACCAGCCAAAGCGAACACCCGGCAAAAATAAAAAGTCTGCAGTTCTCGCGAAGAAAGGCAACGACGTAAAGATAGTCCGATTTGGCGACCCTGACATGACGATCAAAAAAGATCAGCCCGGTCGACGTAAAAATTTCAGGGCTCGCCACGGGTGCGATACCGCGAAAGCGAAAGATAAATTCACGGCTAGATATTGGAGTTGTGACGCATGGTGATGACACGTGGCGCTATGCCAAGAGGGCTGACGTACTACGCCAAAGGCGGTGGCGCGTCAAAAAAGAGCAAAGGCAGCAAGATCTGCCCCGAAGGCAAAGCTTGGGCCAAACGTACTTTTGATACCTACCCCTCTGCTTACGCTAATTTGGCGGCTAGTAAGTATTGCAAAGACCCGAATTATGCCAAAAAGGCAAAAGGTGGTAAGAGAAAGGGTCGATAATGGGCGAGCTCAAAAAATGGCTTGATCAAAAATGGGTTCGCATAAACACAGAGGGCGACATTGTTGGCGAATGCGGTAGTTCAGAGAACAAACGCAACCCTGACCGGTGTCTGCCGGAAAAGAAAGCTAGATCTTTGAGTAAATCAGAAAGAGCAGCAACTGCGCGCAAAAAGAAACGTGAAGGTGCGAAGGGCAAGACTGTCGTTGCAAACACGCCTAAAGCAAAAGTCAAAAAGATGAATGCTGGCGGTGCGGTGAGGGCAGAAATAGCAAGGGGATGCGGTGCGATTATGAGTGACCGCAGAAAAAAAACTAAATATTTGTGAGGTAAGAAATGGCTAGTAGAGTAGATTTGGGGATGGGCGCAGCCAAACGAAAGTCCGCGCCAAAGAAAAAATCCACAGTAACCAGAAAAGGTAGTGCGCAAGGCGTCAAAATGAAGTCGAAAGGCGGCGCTATGGGCGGTAAAAAAGATATTCCACCGGGCATGATGAACGGCGGTGGGGTCGAGAAAGACAAAAAGAAAAAAATGGGCATGAAGTCAAAAGGCTACCGCATGGGCGGCAAGGTCAAGAAAAAAGGTGACAAGGTAGGCGGCAAAATCTAAGAATGGCCTATCTACAATCTAACATCCCGCATTTTAAGTGCTGGGTGCGGCGTGAATACACGCACAACCATGAGAAATACCACGGGGATTTTCTACATGCAATGGTGATAGGTGTCACTACGATGCCGTGTAGGTGCTTGAGTTTTCAAGTAATTTTTACCGGAATAGAGGCTGAAGGCGAAGAAGAAGACACCGTACATGGTGGTGCAATGTGGGCTCGAATGCCAATTACCGCTTTGGTAGGAGACATTCCACTAGAAGAGTGGCCCGATGCCATGCCCGTCTGGGCTGCACAGCCTTGGGATTGTAGCTCACATCATCATTCGGTGTACGTTTTAGATCGAGCCACGCCGTGTCCTTGGTTAGCAAAGATTGACGGTGAAATGTACCCGGCGAAGTATTTGTTTACCGTGGATTACACAGAAAGCGAAATAGCTGATGATCCTGCTCAACACAAGCAAAGCCACGTTTTGCAGTTGCTTGATGCAGGAAGTTGGACCGGCAATATCGTGGCTCTGCCTAATAACAGGGTGCGTGTCACGCATCCGGCGTGGTTTGAAACAGGGGAGGGCGCACCGGACTTTAAGCCTTCTGCACATATACATTACTCAAAATCCGATTTAGATTACACGCTTGATGTAAATCAAATTTTTGACAACTTATATAATGACAACGAGCAATAGCAAAGATTTCGAGTTAGACGTCGCTGAGTATGTCGAAGAGGCGTTTGAACGCTGTGGGCTAGAAGTCCGGACGGGCTACGATCTCAAAACGGCACGTCGTTCTTTGAATTTGTTGTTTGCCGATTGGGCTAATCGTGGACTGAACCAATGGACCATAGAGCAGACGTCCATCACGATGGCTACTGGGATCAGAGATTATCCTGGGGGCACCGTAGCAATGACGGTAGCATCCTCCGCTAGTTTTTCTGTATCAGAGACTATTACAGGCGGAACAAGTGCCGCGACAGCCAGTATAACGAGTAAGCCCTCTGCGACTAGCTTGGCGCTGACAATTCCTTCGGGAACCTTCCAAGCGACGGAAACGATTACTGGTGGCACTAGCGGTGCCACGACTACGGTGAGTGCGGCGGTAGATTTATCCGATGTTCGAAGCACGATAGATATTTTGTCGGCCGTAGTGACTCGCGATGCGACCGATTTTCAGATAGAGCGAGTCAGTCGCTCTAGCTACTTGAACATACCGAATAAAGACCAGTCTGCTAGACCAAACCAATTTTTTTTGGATCGAC